CCATCTTACATTATCAGAATCAATCCAGCGATCTGTAGCGCCGACTCCGGTGTCTTGTTTATTAACACCTGGTTGAAACCTCATTTGAAAAAGAGCCATGTGTTAAGCTCCTTACGTCGCTTTACTCTTATAATTCCAACCGCAAGTGCCATCTACATATATAAAAGTAGCTGCCATGGCATTTGTACCTAACGTGGCATTAGAAGTTCCATTATTTATTGGAGATCCATTTCTATCTACTGTAACCGCATTAGATCCAAAGTAGTTTCTAGAGTCAATTATAGTAACTTCATCTCCTACTGCTGGAGAAGCGGGTAAATTAACCGTAACCACTGCAGTAGTAGTATTAACAAAAATTTGATCTCCAGCCACAGCTGTATATGGAGAGTAAGTATTATCTATAGAAACAGTTCCTTTATCTAAAATAGTTATTAAAGTTTGTGTTCCATTAGATTTACATAAAACTGTTGCTCCTACTGGAATAGGTTGAGTAGTGCCACTAGCAGTTAAAACTCCTAGAGTAAATTTATTAGTTCCATTTCTATTAGTATCATCTTTCATAATCCAAACTCTATCAGAACCTGATGGCATAGTTATTGTTCTATTAGCCGCTAAAGTTCCATAAAGTCTTAGATATTGATTTTTTCCATTTGAAGTAGCTCCATCTGTTAAAGCAAGTGTTACGTCTGCAGATGCCATATCTACATCTAAAACACCTGATGCTACTTGTTCTAAAATTTGTAGGTTAGTATTAGTAATACCACCCCATTGACCAGCTTTTTCGCCAGTTGTTATTAATTCTAATTTAGTGTCTGTTGAATAAGTCGATGCCATAATTTTATACTCCTGGGTCTATTTCTACCCAAGTCATGTTAACCCCTGGGATTATTTCACTCCATGTTATTGCTTGTGCTGTTCCTGTAGCTACAGATAAATCTATACCATCAGGAGCAGTATTTGCGTCAGCTGTTACTGTAACAGTTCCTGAAGAAATTACAACATTATTTCCGCTAACAGTTACGTCAGCTCCAGCTGTTGCTATAACAGTTCCAGTAGCTAAAGTAATACCAGATCCCGTAACAGTAAAATCTACATCAATTTGAAATCCAACCGTACCAGTGCCTAATGTAACATCAAAACCGTCTACTAGCTCTGTAACAGAATCTGCTACAATTCCTGGGTTTCCAACGTTTATAGTAAGCTGATTACCTGTAACACTAAGAGTTACATTTCCTTCATTACCTGAAGCAGAAAATGGTTGTGCTGCAAATGCGTCAAATCCTAATAACATATATATTCCTTAGAAGGAGACACGGGGTATGTGGTGGTGCCGTGCCTCCATCAAAGAACTATATCATCGTTTAAACCAAGAAGGAAGACCTAAATGTGGACGTTTGTCAAACATATTATATTTCGATCCTGGTGTCTTACGATTGTTATAATGCAAAAAAACCTGAATACATTCTTTACCTTTAAATTTTTCTCTCCAATGCTCAAGCTCACAACCAGAATAAACTAACATATCTCCTGGTTTTAAATCTACTTTTATTCCTTTTTTACCTACTTCTCCAGAGGGCTCTAAATATATAGGCCAGTCATCGCCTCCAAGATTCATAGTAGTAGATATCTCACAGCTAAACCTGTCCTTGTGTCTTTCTAAAACATCGCCTTTTTTATATATTCTTGCATAGCTGTAGGCTGGATATAGTTTTAATCCTGTGGCTTTTTCCATACCTGGTTGACATTTAAGTAATAAAGTTTCCATAGCCATATTTGCATATTGAGAATAGGTATTTGGAATCTGTTCGTTTTCACTTTCATAATATCCTAGTATGGTTTCAAAAGGTGAAAAATATCTACGGTCTCTACAAGTATCATGGACTTGTTTTTGCATAGCAAAATAATTTGCAATAAATGCTGCTAAATCTTTTGATATAGCTTGACGAATAACAGTATATTTATTTTTTTTAAAACTCATATAAATGTCCCAACTAAAACTATTCGCATACCTTTTGTAGGAGTAATTTGATAATGATCATAAGAATCAAAAACAACGGCTTTATTAGGTGTAGGTTTAATTTTTTTAAATTTTTTATTAATTTTAATACAAGTATAAGATTTTAAATCATCAACATGTAGGTATACCAAAATTTGTTTATGTGGAAAAGGATGGTCTACATGAATATTACTTCTCTTAATTCCATTATAAAATGAAAAGTTAAGGTTTAATCTTAGTATTCTATCATAAGTAAAATTACATCTTTTACTTAATTTATCAAATAACTCACTAAAATAATTATAATAATTAGAGTTTATAATTGATTCGTCATTTAAAGTTTTAGGTCTAATTAAAATACTGTGTGAAAAAAAAGGCCAATAGTTTTTCTTTACATTATTAAACTCATAATCTTTATCTACATCAATGTGATTTAAATACCAAGAGAAAGCATCGTTTTGTAAAAAATTATTTTTAATAAATTCTTTTTCTTCTTTTTTTAAAATATTAGGATATTCTTTAAGCATCTTTAGCCATTTCTTTTGGTATAGCTTGTATGTTCCAATGTATAAATCTAAATGGTTCTACACCATGATCTACGGCATACTCATGTTCTAAATAACCTGGAAAAATAATTAATGTACCTGGTTTAGGTCTAAAATGTATTAATTCACTTCCTGCTTTTACACCTTTAGTCTCTGGTTTCATTTTTAATTTTGTACATCTTGCACCTGTCTTAGGTTCATGGAAAATAGGAAAAGAAGTTTTATCACTACATTTTAAAAAGTAAAAACCTGATACGTGTTGATTCCAATGTATGTGTGCTGCATGATGACCACCACCTTTTTTAGCAAACTCTTGTACCCATAACTCACTAAATAGTGTTGTGTATTGTGACATATCATAGCCCATGTGATCTAAAAATTCCCAAGACTTTTGACCAATGTAATTTCTAAAATCTAAAAAATCGTTATCTTGTGTTAATGGTGTTGAATGATAACTTGTACCAAAATCACCGTGTTCTTTTATATATTTTTTTTCTCTTTTACGAGCATCAGCAATATATTTATTACTTGCTTTATTTAACGATTTAACAAACTCTGGTTTTTCTTCATTCCAAATGGGTGTCCAAAAATAGTTATTTATATACATATTATTTAAAAGGTTCTCCTAGATGCCATACAACTAGACTATACCTTGTTCCTTTCCTTACTGGTTTTACTCTATGCCAAACAAAACTAGGAAATACAATAATAGATCCTTTAGGCAATATTTCTTGACATTGTTTTCTATGTTTTGATTCGTCCCGCATATGTGGATCATAATTTCTAAAATCAAATTCTAACTCACCGCCTTTATATTCAGAACCATCTGTTAATTGACAGGTCATAGATAGCTTTCTAATTTTTCCATGTTCAGGTGTGTTAGGTTTATTATAAGGTTTGTCCCAACCATCACAATGCCAATCGTAGTATTGATTTAATTTGTATTTTGTAAATTGACAAGATTCACTTCTGTCCCATTGAAAATTCCAACCCGCATTTCTATTTGCTTCATGAACATATGGATGAATTTCTTTGTATATCCAAGTATCATTTAACCATACTAAATCTGATTTTCTTTTTCTTTGTAAATTTTTAACATCTTCTTTATTTAAATTTTCTTTATCACTAAACCCACCAGTTAAAGCCATAACTTCTTTTTGTGCGTTAGCATATTTAATAACTTCATCACAAAATTTAGGTGTAAGAGCACCTTTAAAATACCAGTAATAATTAGATATATTCATAAGTTATAGTTTGTACAAAATTTAAACTATCTTTTTGAGTGTTAGTTAAATAATACATACAAGTTGATGGAAACATTATAAATTTATTATTCTTTAATGGTATATCCCAAGATCTACCTTTCCGTCTATTATCTTCATAATGTATTCTAACCATGCAGTCTTTAACTTTTACACCATATAATAATGTATAATCTGGTGAATGACGTAAATCTACTGGATCTATATTAAGTAATGGAATTGTAGTCTCTTGAGGCTTATACATATTGCCCCACGTTTCTTTATTAACTAAACTAATATCATA